AGCTGAAAAACGGCGACCGCTGGCGGTTCATCCGGCGCGGCGCCGGGCACTGCGATGCCACCTACGCCACCGCGGGCGCCGTGCACCTGGCCCGCACGTTGCCCGTCGAGGCGCCGCCGCCGCGCTCGGCCGTCTACTAAGCGGCCTGCCTGGTGCGGACGGAAAACCGTGCAACAATCGGCACTGAATCGAACACGTGTGCGTACACGAATGCAGTAGCCGAATCGAACGGAGGACCACCGTGCATCCCACCATTGGCCGCATGGTGCACTACATGGCCCGCGGCTCGGCTGACGGCGAGTTCCCGCCGGTGTGCCGCGCGGCCGTCGTCACCGAAGCGGATGCCGTCGATCCCGAGCGAGTCGGCCTGTGCGTGCTCAATCCGGGCGGGCTGTTCTTCCGGCCGCTCGACGCAGGCGGGTGCGAACACGACGAGGTCGACAAGCTCGGCGGTACGTGGCACTGGCCCGAGCGGGTCGAGGGGAACGCGTGAAGCGGGTCCGGACGGCGCTCGGGAAAGTTCTCGAGTATTTCCGCCGCGCGGCCGTACGTGGCCGGGCGCGGTCCGCGGTCGCCGCGCAGCTCGCCGGAACCGGTGCGGCGCTCGGCGGGCTGTCGATGCTCGTGGGTCTCGCGTGGACCCTGCTCGTGGGCGGGCTGGCACTGCTCGCCGTCGGCACGCTCGCCGAGTGGAAAGGCGCTCGCTAATGGGGCTCGGCAAGATGTTGCGCCCGCGCGGGTCGCAGACGCAGCACAACCGGTACGCCGGTTCAGGGTTCGACCTCATTATCGACGGCACGCCGGGCGGCGTGTCTGGGCTGTCGCAAATCCAGGTCTACCGCGGTGCGATGTCGATTCCAGGCGCGTGGCGCGCGGCCATCCTGATTTCCGATCTGCTCGGCGGCGTCCAATGGGACGCGTTCGACGAGGACGCCGACGGCGAGATGGAAAAGGTGCGGCCGACGCCGCCGCTGCTGCGCAAACCAGCGCCGCCGGATACCCGCATGACGACGTTCTCAAGCTGGGCGCTGGATCTCGTGTGGCACGGAAACGCCGTCGGCGTCATCGCCGCGCGCGACGAACTCGGCTACCCGACGGCAGTCCTGCCCGTTCCGGCGCCGTGGGTGGGAGTGCGCCGGGTGTCGGGCATGGACCATTCGCCGCTCCCCGTCGGCGCGGTCGAATACTGGATCGGCGGGCTTTCCTACAGCGAACACCAAATCATCCACATCAAAGGCCCATGCGCGCCCGGCGCGCTGCGCGGGTTCGGCGTGCTCGAAGCGCACTTGAGCAAGACTCTCGACCTGGCCGCCGAGCAACAGAAACAGGCACAGTCGATCTCACGGCACGGCGTGCCGACGGCCGTACTCAAGTCCGATAACCCCGACCTCACCGAACCCGAAGCCCAACAGCTCAAGGCCGGGTGGCTCCGCTCGCAGCGCGAACGGACCGTGGCCGTGCTCAACTCGACCACGTCGTTTGAGGCGTTGGGTTGGGACCCGGAAAAGCTCGAACTTGTCGAGGCCCGCCGGTTCAGCCTGACCGAGCTGGCCTTGATTTTCGGTCTGCCGCCGCGGTTCCTCGGCGCACCGTCCGGCGACTCGAACACCTACGCCACAAGCGAAACCGAATCGATCGACCTGCTCAAGTTCTCCTTAGGCGGTCACCTCGGACGGTTCGAACAGACGTTATCCGACTTCATGCCGCCCGAGCGGAACGCAAGAGCCGATCTCGACGCGCTGTTGAGGTCCGACACTCTCGCCCGCTACCAGGCGCACCAGATCGGCATTAACTCCGGATTCCTGCTCCCGTCGGAGGCCCGCACGATCGAGAAGCTTCCGACCGTCGAGGGGATCGACGAGCGCCCCCGGCCTACCGAAGTGCCGGCCGCGGCCCCCTTGCCCGGACCGGCAACACCCCGAGACAGGAGATAGAACGACATGAACGCATCCCGCCGCACCCGCCAGCGTCCCGAGCAGTCCGCCAGTCCGGCCGCGCCCGAAGTCGTCGAGCCGGTCGCCGAGTCGTCGACCAGCGCGGCCGTGCCCGAGGTCGTCGAGCCGTCGACCAGCCCGGCCGACGAGCAGACGGCAACGCCCGAGACGACCGCACCCGAGAACGTGCCGGATGACGCCGAGCAGCCGACCGCGGCCCCCGAGCCCGGCGCGGACCAGGCACCCGCGCCGGACCGCTCACGGACCGCCGACGGCCGCCCGGCCTGCCGAGTCGGCCGGGACGTCGCGCCGGAACTCCCCGCCTGCTGGCGCCCGGAGGTAGCCGACGACCTCGGCATATGCGGCGCTCACTTCTCGCTTCGTCCGGATCTGCGCAGGGAGGCATACCGTGGCCGGTGAAGTTGTGTTCCGGTCGTTCGCGCCGGATCTTGAGGTGCGCTCGGCCGCGCAAGGTGGTGACGGCCGCACCATCGTGGGCATCGCCGTTCCGTACGAGCGTCCACAAAGGATCGACCGCACGTTGGTCGAGGCGTTCGCCCGTGGCGCGTTCAACCACCAGTTGCGCGCCGGGCACCGTGTGCCGTTCACCCGTGAGCACATGTCGCTCGGCGGCACGCTGATCGGTCGCACGGTCGAGCTGCGCGACGACGCCGCAGGGCTGTACGGGGAATGGCGCGTGTCGAAGACTCCCGCCGGTGACGAGACGCTGGAACTCGTGCGGGACGGAGTCCTGCCGCACCTGTCGATCGGTTTCCGCGAGGACAAGAACAAGCGCGGTTCCGACGGCACGGTGATCCGGACCCGCGCGCACCTGACCGAGGTCGCCGTCACCCTCGAAGGCGCCTATGGCAATCACGCCGCGATCAGCGGCGTGCGCTCGGCCGACGAGGACCAGGACGAGGACGACGACACACGGCCGCGGCTGCTGCACGTCCGGCGGATGCTGGCCACGTCGACCTCACCGTATCTTCGGGCCGTCCTGGCGCGGAGTGCCGAGTAACCACCGTAGCCGTTTCATCGGGTACGCTACGCGGCAAGAGAACCGGCACCCCGCGCCCCGACTCGGTCGGGCAGGCGACACCCCGGATGGTTTCGACAACATCCGGGAGAGGCAGTGCCCCCGAAGAACCCCTACCTTGCCGCGCAGCAGAAAAAGCTTGCCGCGCTGGAAGAGTCCATCGTGGCCACGCAGACCCGCGCGGCCAACGAAAACCGCGACCTCACCGACGAAGAGGTGCGGTCGATCACCGACGAGGCGCAGCAGCTCGAAACCATCGGCGCGCAGGTCGAAACGCTTGTCGCAGTCGAGAAACGCGCTGCCGCGATCCGCTCGGCCGCCGCATCGGTCGAAGCCGCGGCCGAAGGCGCGGGCGACAAGATGCCGGGCGGCGACCGGCTCGGCGACGACGCCGAGCAGCCCGCGGGCACAGGCAGCGACGCGGGCGAGAAGACCCGTTCGCGTGTCACCACCCGCGACCGCGACCCCGGCCACTACCGCCGCAAGGGCGGCGCGCACTCGTTCTTCGGCGACCTGTACCGGTCGCAGCACGCCGACGACGACGCCGCACGTGACCGGCTGACCGAGCACTCCCGTGCCCTGTCGACCGGCGCGAACGGCCCCGGCGTGGTCCCGCCCAACTGGATGACCGAGGAATTCGAGACCTTGGCCCGCCAGGGGCGCGCACTGGCCAACGCCGTACGAAACATCCCGCTCGGCGACGACCCGCGCCCGATCACCCTGCCCAAGCAGATCGCCGGCACCGACGGCGTCGTGAGCGAGCAGGCGAACGAGAACGACCCGGTGAACGGCACGGACGCGTGGGACTCCGACGTCGACATGGCGACGCCGAAGCCGACCACGGGCAAGCAGATCGTGTCCCGGCAGATGCTCGACATGTCCAACCCCGCCATCGACCTGCTGATCTATGGCGACCTGATGGAGGTCTACAACACCAAGGTCGAAAACAAGGTCGGCGCGGTGTGCGTCGCCGCCGCCGGTGCCCCGCTCACCGCGGCGACCTTCGCGACCGAAGCCGCGTGGACCGGCGTCGCCCCGGCGACCCCGGCACTCGACGCCACGATCGACCTCGCGATCGCCGTCCGGAACGCGCGCAAGAGGCCCGCCAGCATCCTGGTGTCGACGGTCACCAGGTACGGGAAGTTCCTCAAGCTCAAGGACACCACGGGTCGTCCGCTGATCCCGCAGGAAACCGCGGGAATCATGAACGTGGCCGGTGTCGGCGAAGTCGCGGTCGACGGCCGGATCGAGGGTCTGGGCGTGGTCGCCACCGACGGCATCGGCGACGGCGCGACCTACCCCGAGAAGTTCTTGGTCATGCGCCCGGCCGATGTACTGCTGTTCGAAGGCAACATCGCCCGATTCCGGTTCGAGGAACAGGCCGGACCCGAGTCCATCGTGCTCGGCATCTGGGCCTACACCGCGGTCGTGGCGCGGCAGAAGGGCGCGGGCACGCAGTCGAAGTCCATCCGCGCCGGACAGGTCACGGCGGCGAGCTGACCCATGCTGTGGCCGATCACGCTGGACAAGCTCAAGAGGGACTTAAAAATCCCTCTCGACGACGAACGCGACGACGTCGAGTTGCAAGACCAACTCGACGCCGCCGTGTACTTCATCCGGCGTGTACGGGCGGGCTCGTTCAACTTCGACGGCGATCCGATGTCGACGTTGGACGAGCCCACCCCCGACCTGTGCTTGGGCGTGGTCCGGCTGGCCGGTCGGTGGTTCACTCGCCGCCGGTCACCGGACGCGCTCATTGCGATGGCGGACGCCGGTTCGGCCCGCGTCCCGTCGTTCGACCCGGACATCGACCGGCTGTTGGGCATCGGGAAATACCGAGGACCGGTGTACGCATGAGCATCGTCAACGACGCCGCGCAGCGTCTCGCCGCAGCGCTGCGAACCGTCGAGGGTGTGCGGCCGTACGACCTCGGCGCGAACATCGACCCGCCCGCGCTCGTGCTCGGGATGCCGCGGCTCACCTTCGATTCCTACTGTCCCGGCCAGATCACCGGCGCCACGTTCCCGGTGTTCCTGGTCGTGGCGATGGACGAACGCGCGCAACTCCGGTTGTGGGAACTGGCCGAGCCGGTCGCCGAAGCGATCGAATCCACTGTGGACACGACGATCGGGAGCTGTGAGCCGGGCTTGTATCTGGCTGGGCAAACCGAGTTGCCGTCGTACACCTTCACCGTAGAAATGAGCCTTTCATGAGTGTGCACAAAAAGCGCCTCAAGCTGATCACGCTGTCCATCGGCAGCAACTCGCTGGAATGCCAGGTGAATAGCTGGAAACTGGATCCCGGCGTCAAAGACGGGGACCGGAAGTACACTTTCTGTCCCGACGGCGAGTTCGTGGAGGAGACCGACGCCGAAGCGAGCTTGGAACTCAAGTTATTCAGCGACTGGCGCTCGGCGGGCTTCTCGACGTTCCTGTGGAACAACCCGAACACCGAAGCGACTTTCGTGCTGGACCACCACCCGGACGATCCCGACTCGCACGTCCGTTTCTCCGGAAAGGTCCTCATCCAGCCCGCGCCGGTGGGCGGTGACGCCCGTGAAACCGAGATGACCGAGGTCACCTTGCAGGCGTTCAACGTCGAGTTCGAGGAGGTTTGATCGTGGCGCGGCAATCCGTTACGACACAGCCGGTTCCGCTCTCCGGGCTCGCGCTGGCGCACACCGCGCCGAACGCCGACGGCGACATCGTGGACGTGGTCCGCGGCGGGTTCCTGTCGGTGATCAACGGCGGTACCGGTCCGATCACGGTCACCGTGCAGACCCCCGGCCTGGTCGACGGCGACTTGGCGATCGCGGACCGCACGGTCACGGTCCCGGTGGGCACCACGCCGAAGCTCATTCCGCTGACCTCGGCCAAGTACAAGCAGCCCGTCGGCGACGCCAACGCCGGGCGTGCGCTGGTCGACTACTCCGCCGTCACGTCCGTCACCCGAGCAGTAGGGACCATCGCATGATCACATTCGAAGTCAAGCCGGACAACGGAACCGCCTACGAGGTGACCGCCACGCCGCGCGACGTGCTGCTGTGGGAACGACAGGTGCGGAACGCGAAGTTCTCCAACTTCGCGTCACCGTCCTATGAGGACATCTACGGTCTGGCGTTCTTCGCCTCGAAGCGGCAACGGCAGTTCGACGGCAACCGCGCGCTGTTCGAAGAGACGTGCGAGGTACAGCCGATCGAGGACGCCGACGAGTATGAGCCGGAAAGCGACGGTGAGCCGGGTCCTACGAGCGAGGATCGCTGACGCGAACGGTTCTCGAACTCGCGGTGGAAACCGGCACTTCCCCTACGTACTGGGAAAACCGGGATAGCCGCACGATCCTGACCGTGTTGGACATCCTCAAACAGCGCAACAGCAACAACGCCACCCCCGGCGCTCGGGGGCTCGGGGCCGGTGGCCCGATCTCCGGCTGACGGAATCCCGATAGGAGGCGGTGACCGTGGCGAGCAAGACCAGTCTTACGGTCAACCTCTCCATCGAGGGTGTACGCGAGACGCTGCGCGCGTTCTCGCAGATGCCGAAGGACGCCAGCGACGCGCTACGCGACGCGAGTTTGGCGCTGGCACAGGAACTAGCCACGGCCGCACGTGCCGACGGCATGGCCAACGGCGGACCGCAGGGACGGTTGGTCGCGCAGACCGTGAAGGCTAAGCGCGACCGGGTGCCGGTGGTCGAGGCCGGCGGCACCCGCCGTCTCGGCCGCCACCGCACCCCCGCCTACGGCCTGCTGTTCGGGTCCATCTTCGGCATGACCCGGCGGTCCGGGTGGTACGCCTCCCCGCGCTACGGCACGGCGACCGGCCGCCAGTACCGGCCGCACGGCGGGCAGTCCGCGTACTGGTTCTTCCCGGTGATCGAGCAGAACACCGCGGAGATCTCGCGCCGTTGGAACGAAGCAGCCGACGAGGTTGTGCGCCGCTTCTCCGAAGGCGGTGTGTGATGGCCGAGACCGGACAGCGCACCGTACGGATCAAGTTCGACGGCTCCACCAAGGGCCTGGCCGCCGCCGTGGCCGCCGCCCGCCAGGAGCTACGCGCCGCGGCCAAAGCCGCCGCGGACGAACAGCGCCGGATCACCGCGGCGCAGCGCGAGGCAGCCGCGCAGGAGAAAGCCGCCATGCAGGCCGCGCAGAAAGCCGCGGCCGACCACCAGAAGGCGCTCGCCGACGCCGCCCGCAAGGCCGACGAGCAGGCCGAGCAGTTCGCCGAGAAACGCCGCAAGCGGTTCGCCACCTGGGGCACACAACTGGCGTCGATGGCGCGCAACGTCACCGCGTTCGCTGCGCAATCAATGGCGAGTGTGGCCGCGCTGAACTCCGGTCTCGGGATAATGGCCGGTCTGGTCGCGTGGGCCGGTGCTGCGTCCGGTGCGCTCGGTCTCATCCCCGGCGCGCTCGCCGCCGGTGCCGCCGCCATGATCACGCTTCGGCTCGGTGCCGACGGCATGAAGAAGGCGTTCGAGGGCACCACCCCGACCCTGGACCGGCTCAAAGCCGCGGTCTCGGGCACGTTCCAGCGGGAACTCGCCCCGGCCGTGCGCGATATCAACGCGCTGCTGCCCAAGACGACCACCCATTTTCAGGGCATCGCGTCGGCGATCTCGACGACCATCACCCGCTTCACCGCGATGGCCCGGCAGCGGGAGAACACCGCTGCCCTGAATTCCACCTTGGACTCCTCGGCCGGGATCATCCGCAACGTCGGGCGCGCGCTGGCGCCGCTCGGTCGCGCGTTCCTCGACCTAGCGCAGGTCGGTTCCAAGGCGCTGGAGAAGCTGACCGGCGGCGCCGAGGGAGCCGCGCAGCGGTTCGCCGACTTCATCCGCCAGGCCAAGGACACCGGCAAGATCGACCAGTGGATTCAAGGCGGCATCGGCGCGTTCAAGGATCTGTGGGGGCTGCTGAACGATCTCGCCACGATCGTGCGCAGCGTGTTCGGCTCACTGCAAGAGGGCGGCGCCGGTGTCGCGCCGATGCTGTCCCCGGCCATCGACGCGGTGAAGCGATTCGTGCAGTCGCCCGAGGGACAAGAAACCTTCCGCACGCTGGGCGAAGTTCTGTCCAAAGTGGGCGACGCCGTGTCCCGAATCCTCGGCCCTGCCCTCGAAGCCGTCCAACCACTGATCGAACCGCTTGGTGACCTGCTCGTCACCATCGCCGATTCTGCCGCGCAAGCGCTGGCCCCGGCGCTCGAAACTCTCGGCCGGATTCTGGGGCCGTTGGTCCGCGCGCTGTCGCCTGTGGTCGAACAGCTCGTGAAGGGGCTCGCCCCGATTCTGCCGGTCTTGATCCGGTCGCTTGCTCCGCTGGCCGCTGTGTTGATCATGCTCGCGCCGGTGGTCATGCTGCTGAACATCCCACTTCTGGGCGCGGTCACCCTTCTCACCGCGCTGGCACAGCTCATGCAAGGCGACGTCGTCGGCGCCGGACAGACGATGTCCAACGGGCTCAAAGCAACCAGCGACACTATGCGCACCATCACGCAAACCAATTGGGGCGGAATGGCCATCGACGTGATGACCGCGATGTCCTCGGCCGGATCAGCAGTGTCGGCCGGTGCCGCCGGCATGTCCGGCAACTGGGGCACCGGAATGCAAATGATGGGCGAAAACACATCCGGTGCGCTTAACGGCATCATCGGCCAATTCGGAGGCTCGATACCACAGATTTCCGAGCTGGCTGGACAAGGCGGACTTACCGCGGCAAGCCGGTTCGGCATCGGTATGGACCAAATGAACGCCGGTGCACAGACAGGCATCGGTGGCGTGGTAGCCAAAGTCGTTCAGCTACCCGGAATGGTGCTGCGAGGACTGGGAAACATCGGTTCGCTCCTGCTGCACAGTGGCATGGAACTGCTCGCGGGCTTCGGCCGCGGCATCGAGCAGATGGCCGGACGGATCATCGACAAGGTCCGTGGTTTCGTCGGCAGGGTTCGCGACCTGTTCCCGTTCTCCCCGGCGAAAACTGGGCCGTTCTCGGGCAAAGGTTGGGTTCTCTACTCCGGCATGGCCATCTCCGAAAGTTTCGGTGAGGGCGTGTTGGCGCGCACCGGCTCGGCCGTCGCCGCCGTCCGAGCGATGTCCGGACGCGTCGCGGCCGCGGTCCCGGCCGAGCTGCTTACGCCGGTGCCCTCGGCCGCAGCATCCGGCCCGCTCGTCGCCGGTGTCCGCAGCGCTCGCGCCGGAGGCTCGTCGACCTCGACCGGCACCGGTGAGCCGCGGGTCATCGAGCTGACTTTGGACCTGGGCAGGGGAATCACGCAGCGCGTGCAAATCGAGATCGACGAGGCGGGACGTGCTACCGCGCGTGCCGCTGGCGCGGGCACAGGGGGGATGCGATGACCACCACGACGACGTATCTCGACGACCTGTCCCGCGTGCGCGTCGCCTTCACCGGGCTGCACCCGGCCGCCGACTACGCGGTGGTCGAGCGCTCCACCGACGGCATCACCTGGACCACGATTCGCGGCGGCGACAAGGTCGGCCTAAGCGGTGGCGCGGGCAAGGTCGATGACTATGAGTTCGCCGCCGGAGTGCCGAACACGTACCGCGTGACCGCGGTCGACGCCGCGGCACCGGCGTGGATCGGTTCCGGCGGACCCGTCACCGCGGTGAACGCCTCGCTCACTCCGTTCACCAGCGGCGCCACCGTGGTCGGTGACCTTCTGCTCATGCTGGCGACCATCCGCAACAGCGGCGCCGGTGCACCCGTGCAGCCCGCCGGATGGACAACCGTCGTAGACCTCGGGAACGTCAAGGTGTTCGCCCGCTACGCCACGGCGGGCGGCTCGACCGGGCACACCGTGACATACTCCGGCGGCGTGGCCGGTGCCGACTGCACCGCGCAACTGGCGACGTTCCGCAACACGTCGACCGTTTCGACCGGGTCGCCCGCGACTCTGGTCAACGCCGCGCAACAGGACATCCCGTGGCCCGCGTACACACCCGGCGCGGCGCCGTCGGTACTCGTCGCTCTCGGCTGGAAACAGGCCGGATGGGCCATCGTTCCGACAACTGGGGCGTGGACGGCCGAGCTGGGGCAGGTGTCCGCGACCGGTGGTGACGACGCCGGACACGTCTGGTGGTACCAGCCCCGGACGAACACCAGCCAAAAGCCGTCCGGATTCTGGACGGTGCCCGGCAGCGGCGCGGCGATCAGCAAGGCCGCGCTGCTCTCCTTCGGCCGGCGCCCGGATGTGGGCGTGGAGACGTCGACCATCACGCCGGTGCTCGATTCGACGTGGATCAAGAACGTTCGCCGCCCGAGCCTGAATCGCAAAGTCACGGTGACCGACGTGTCGGACATCGAGCGCCCATCACGGTCCGAGCTTGTCGACGTGGTGGGCCGCACCTATCCAATCGAGATCAGCGACGTGCGCGGGTCACGGCGGTTCACGCTGCAAGTGTCCACATCGGACCTATCTGTGGCGGACGACTTCGATAACGCCTTGAGTGTCGGCCACACCGTGTTTATACAGGCGCCGTCGGCGTTGTGCGTCGTGCCGACGCTCTACGCTTCGATCGGCGACACCACACGGGCGCGTCCTCGCGGCTCGGTCCGCTCGGCGCGCAGGTACTTCGACCTGCCATTGACCGAGGTCGCCGCACCGGCAAGCACGGTGTATAGCGACACGTTCACCTACGCGGATGTCCTGGCGACCTACGCCACCATCGGCGCTGTGGTCGCCGCTAACGCGTCGTACTCGGCCCTGGTGGACAAGGTGTCCGACGCGGTGGTGATCGTCCCGTGAGGCCGGTTACTGACACTTTCTTGGCGTCGCTGCGTGGATCGCACACGATGGCGTCGCGCTGCACGCTCGTCGCCCCCGGCCAGACCGGGACGGCGCCGACCGGGATACCGATTCCCGGAGTCGATCTCGCCGGGCGACTGCCGGTCGTGACCGGGAACGTGACCACCGACATGACCGCCGACGTACAGTCCACATTGGATCTTACAACGCACTATCCGTGGCCTGGAAACCCGAGCGATCCGGGAACCCCGTACGGACAGGAAATCTACGTCGAGCGCGGCGTGGAATACGGCATCGGCACCCGCGAGCTGGTCGGTCTCGGCTACTTCCGGATCGACCGGGTCGAGCAAGTGCGCGTCCCGGACGGCGCTATCCGGATCACCGCGTCAGACCGTATGGCGACGGTCCGCGACGCGCGCCCGATCGCGCCCGTTCAGTTCTCGGCGACGGCGTCGGTCGGCTCGGTGATCGACTTCGTTGTGGGTGAAGCGGTGCCGAACTTGGTTACCGTGTACGACTTCAACGCGTACTCGATCATGCTCGGAACCGACCACGTGTTGGATGACGACCGGCTCGCGTTCGTACAGGATCTCCTTGCCGCGTACGGAAAGTTCGGGTACTTCGACTACGCCGGGCGCTTTCAGGTGCGTTCCGTCCCGGACCTGTCTGCTACCGAATCGGTGTGGGAGATCAACTCCGGCGCGCGTGGCGTGCTGGTCGAGATGAAACGGACCATCTCCCGTGAGGCGGTCTACAACGTCGTCGTCGCGCGCGGCGAGCCCGCAGGCGATTTCCCGCCAGTTCAAGCAATCGCCGTAGACGACGACCCCGCTTCACCTACCTACGTTGGCGGCGACTTCGGCATGGTGCCGACGTTCTACGCCAGTGCGTTCATGACCACCGTCGAGCAATGCAGCGCCGCCGCTCGCGCGAAGCTGGCAAAGGTGATCGGTCTGCCGTATGGGGTTTCGCTCGGCACCGTGCCCAATCCTGCTTTGGAGGGTTGGGACGTGGTGACGGTTTCCTACCCCGGCGGTGGAGAGGTTCACATCATCGACCGCATCAGCTACGGCCTGGCCCCCGGCGACTCGATGGGCATCGACACCCGAAAGCAGTACCTCACAGGGAAGGCGAGCTAGTGGACCCCTTGCAGCTCGCTGCCTTGCTTGCCGCGGCCAACAGCAAACCGACCGGCGGTGCGAACCTCGATCACTACACCGGCGAAATCCTGTCGTGGGACGAAGCCACTGGCGTGAACTCGGTGCGGATCAACAACACGCCCGTCTCAAACCTCCGGGTCATTCAGTCCGGCATCGGGATCACGTACAGGCCGGGCGACGTGGTGATGGTCGAAAAGAGGATGAGCCAGTGGTACATCCTCGGCAAGGTCGCCGCCGCGGGTTCGAGTGCCGCGAATCAGCTCGGCGCCGCGGTGGTCAACACGCCACAGTCGACCTCAAGCCTGAATTTCGGTGACCTAGCGACGGTCGGGCCGAGTCAGACTGTCTACATTGGATCGACTCGACGGGCGTTGGTCCTTGCTAACTCTGGCGTCACCGTGCAAGCCGCGTCGTCTGCCGTGTACGGCGGGGGCTGGTTCACCCTGGCAGTCACCGGCGCTAGCAACATCGGCCCGTCGGGCTCGGCGACCCCGTTCTATGCCGGGGGGTTCCTCGATTACGAACCCGATTTCGTCGGCAGTTTCACCCAAGTGTGGGTGGTGACCGCGGCTAACGGTCTCAATTCCGGTCTGAACACGTTCACCCTCAAGTACCGGGCTGCCACCAGCAACGCATCCGCAATGTTCGACGGCCGCGCTATCGCCGTTATTCCACTCTGACACAACGAAAGGAGGCCCGATCATGGGCGCAACTAGCCGCTACGGCTGGAACTACCCGGAGATCGGCGACCCGCCGAACACCGCCGCGCACCTGCGTGCACTGGCGGAATCCGTCGAGGCGACCTTGGGAGTGCTCGACGACAAGCTGACCGTGCTGTCCGGTATCGCGTTCCGCCGGATTGCTGGCAGCATCCGCACGGCGAACGTCGGCCCCGGAACGTTCACGACGGAGACGTTTATTCAGACCGTCACCTTCTCCGCTCAAGCGGGAAGGCGCTATCGAATCACGATGGACTATCAGAACGTCGCCAGCGATACCACCTACTTCACCATGCGTGGCCGGTGGGCAGCCGGTCCGTCGGTCACTCCGGCGGGAACGCAGTTCTACTACCGCGACACATCCGCGGGTTCACCGGGGAACTGGGAAGGGCCGTTGACCGTGACCGCGGAAGTCACCGGCCTTCCGGCTGGCCAGATCACCGCGGGATTCAGCGTGATCCGCACAGGCGGCACCGGAACCGCGGACTACCGCGCGGCACCGACGCAACCCGCCTACGTGTGGGTCGACGACGTCGCCGCGGCCTGACCTCGATAGCCCTCACCGCAAGAGAAGAGAACTCACAATGGCAGGGATCACGATCACCAACGAACAGATCTTCGACGAGCTACGCGCGCTGACCAACAACGTGATCACGCTCGTGACCAAACTGGACACTCTCGTCAACGTCGGCAACGACCACGAACAGCGTATCCGCGAACTGGAGAAGGTCTCGGTCGCCGACCACGAATCCCGAATCCGCGGCCTGGAACGGAAAATCTGGGTTGCCGCCGGTGTAGCAGCGGCCGGGGGTGGCGGCGTCGTGCAGGCATTGCACGCTGTCCTCGGAGCTTGAGCGTGGACACCACAACCCCGGCACCCCGCGCGCCACTTCACCGACAACCCTCGAAGGGAACTCCCGATCATGGCACTTGGCATCGACGTCTACAGCCGCTTTCAGACCGTCACCGACTGGGCGGCCGTCAAGTCGCACGGCGTGACGTTCGCGTACGTCAAGCTCACCGACGGCGCCGGACTCCCCAACGGAGGACGCAACACCGGCGCCGCGCTCGTCACCGGTGCCCGCGCCGCCGGCATCCCCGTTGGCGGCTACCACTTCGTACAGGCGAACCCCACGCCCGAAGCGCAAGCCGACCTGTTCGTGGCCGAGCTGCGACGGCTCGGCGCGACCGGGTGCGCCCCGATGCTCGACCTTGAGGACAACCCGCCCGGCTCGAAGGCGCCGAACATCCCGGACAGCCGCAAGCGGGACTTCGGCATCCGATTCTGCAAGCGCGTGGCCGCGCACGGCTACCGGCCCGGCGTCTACATGAACAACGCGCTCGCCAAGATGCTGCGCCCGGACGGATGGGGGATACCGGACCTGGTCATCTGGATTGCCCGCTACGGCCGCAAGCCCGACGCCACGGCCGGGCGCTACGACCTCCACCAGTACACCGACGCCGGGCACGTGCCCGGCATCCGCGCGTCGAGCGTCGACCTGAACGAGTCCTACACCGACGCCCACCTGACTGCCGGTGCCCGCCCCGGCGGGAACGGCGCGACCCCCAAACCCACCGAGATCGGAGTAGAGATCATGGAACGCAAGACCCTTCCCGCCAGCAACTCCACCACGTCCGTGCGACTGCTGCTGTCCGGCAGCCCCGGCGCGGCGGTCGTCGTCCGCCCCCGTGTCGACGGCGACGGCGTCACCGACACGCCCGTCTGGCAGGGCAACATCTACGCGTGGGGATCGGGCAAGACCGGCATCGGGTACAACCCGATGGCGGCTCCAGGGTTCGACCCGAAAACGGTGTCCCACCGTCGCTACCCCCTGCCCGGCGCGGTCTGGGCGGACTTCGAATACAGCTCGAAAGAGCCGTTCGAAATCGACATCGTCGGCTGAACGGAGGTCTCCGCATGAACCCGAAACTCACGTCGTGGGTGCGTACCGTCGTGCCCGGCCTGTGGTCCGCGTTCGTCGCGTGGCTGGTGACGCTCGGCCTGCCGGACGTCGTCACCAGCGCGGCGGGCGGGCTCGGCGAAGCCGTCGTGTACCCGGCCGCGCTGGCGGCCGTCTACGCGGCGATCAGGTGGGCCGAACCGCACTTGCCCGACTGGCTGACGCGCGTCTGGCTCGGCTCGGCCGCGCCGCCTACGTACGGCGAACCGTCCGCGCCCGCGCACCGGGCCGCGGTGGAACCGCCGGCACCCGCCTGGCCGGTCGACCCGTACGAATAGCATCCGGACGCACAGCAGCCCCCGCCCTGGCCCACGGGCGGGGGCTGTCTGCGCTGGTTGCGACTATCGAACGCGTGTTCTAGCGTGTCGGTGCCGAGCGGGGGAAGAAGACTCGTCCGGCACGCCGGACGCCAGGAGATCAGCCCATGCCCTTCGACACGCGCGACAGTCGCGAGACCTTCGGTTATCCCGTTCGAGCCGTCCACGTGGGACCGGACGGCCGCGGGGACCGCGAGATACGCGCCTGGCGGAACCGTTTCGGCGCTGAGCAGTGGCTCACCAAGCACGGGCGGCTCGAAGACTGGGAGATCACGCGATGCAGAAACATCGCGTGGGGTGGCCCTTCCAACTTCCAGCCGTGGCTGGACGGCCGGTCGCTGGACTGGCCGACCTACGACACCCCCGACGGCAACCCGCACGTACCCGGAGACGACGACGGGCCGGGTACCTGATCACCAGGTACCCGGCCCGTGGCCGTCTCGGTCAGGCGGCGCGGCGCACGCCAGCCGTCACATTCCGGTTAGGGCACACCACCTTCGGGCGCCAATATCCGTCCACATTTATGCAAAACGTGTTCGAGTACCGAATGGCCTTCCGGCCGCACTCCTGGCACGCATAGGCGCCAGCCGGGACACCATGCCATACCCGAGAGTTGTCCAGCTTCCCCCGGTAGATGTCGTCATCCCTGGCGGGCGGCAGGTGCTTAGCGTCGTAGCGCACGATCTCCGTTTCGGTCCCGGTGTACGGGTCGACGTAGACCAGGACCGACCACGGCGAACGTCCTTCCCGGACAGTCTTCCGGGCGATCAGGAGGGCAACGCTGTAGTCGACGCGCGACCGCTGGTCGGGCCTCGTGCCGCCAGCGAGCTGAAACCGGATTCGGTAGTCGTGCGTCTGGCCCTTCTGCTTCCCCATCACTGCCCCTCATTCGGTCGCGTAAGGTCGCGCATCTGGTCGTCGGTCAGCCCGTGCGACGCCGGGTCGTCACAGTCGTTGTGCTCGCGGAGCCACCTCACGTGGTCGTCCTCGGGTAGCAGTGCAAGCAGCAGGTTCAGCGGCTCGCACATGAGCGTCGGCGCGATGTCCTCGGCGAGATAGCCGCTTCCCCACGTCGCGCCGAAGGCGGCCACCTTGGCGGCGAGATCTCCTGGCGCGGTCACTGCCCGCGACCTTCGGTCTTGTCCCAAGTGGCACGCCACGCGGCGACCATCCGCGTGTACGCAGGTGCCTTCCGGTTCATCATCTCTTCGGCGGCTGTCGAGCCGTGCAGCTCGGCGAGTAGGCGGAACGCCTGTCCGCCCGTCGTCGAGCACGGCCGGGGCCGACCGTTCGTGATGCCCTGCCGCATATGATTCAGGTTCTCGACGTACTCGGAGTAGCGCTCCATCGCGCGGCCAGTCAGCATCTCCGTAAGAGCCTCGCGCCCGAGCGCCGCCCTGCGTGCACCGCCGAACGCAACCGGAGCGTCTTCCATGAGCTTGAGCACCGTGGCGTCGTCGGCGTCGCGCAGCACGTGCGCCATGTACAGCGCCCACGCGCGGTACTCGGTATCGCCCATCGCATCAGCCAGCAGCACCGACACGGTCGCCTTATCGGTGAGGATGTCGTCCGGCGCGTCCATGTCCGACATCAGGTCGTCGACCCGCTGACGCAACTCGTCGTCGGTGAGCTGTTCGGGGGCGGGGTAGTGGTCGCTGTAAAGGTCGTTCACGGCTGCTCCATCTCAAGAGGTGTGGGTACACCTTGGGATAAAAAAGGGGGGACCGAGCGCCCCCGGCCGACTGGCCGGGGGCGGGGGCCGCTAGTAGTCGGTGACCGGGGCTGTGCGCAGCGCCGCCAGTTGCTCTCGGGTGAGAACGATCTTCCCCGAGGTGAAGTCGCTGTGCGGGCTGAGGATCACGATTTTCACCCGGTCATCGTCGCGCTTGCGAATCTCGATCGTCTCGTGCGGTTCGAGTTCGAATCCTGCGTGCATTTTATCTCCGTTCGCTTGGTGTGGGTACACCCTAACATGGGTGTGGGTACACCTGTCAACATGTTGGGCGGTGTGGGTACACCGTGGTATGCTCCCGGCCATGCCCAATCAGCCGGCACCTGGACAGGTCTCACCCAAAGTGCGGATGCCTCGCGAATTGTGGGAAGCGGCCGGTCGGGTCGCCGCGGCGCAAGGAACCGACCGCGGCGCCGTCGTGCGGGACTTCCTTCGCTGGTACACCGGCGAAAGTGGCGTCATGCTGCCCGTGCGCGCCGAGCGACGGCCCGCGCCCTGATCGTCAACAGAACAGCGAAAGCCCCGGCGTCGAGATGATCGCCGGGGCTTTCGCTGGTCTCCGTCGTCTACGGCCTGGTCAGCTCGCGGCGGCCGATGTCGGTGAGCACGTAGTACGGCAAACGAACACGACTGTCCGGAGAGGGCTCGTCGAACCCGTCGGCGACCCATCCGAGGTTATGCAGCCGTTCCAGCAACGCGGACAGCCGTTGACCGGTGAGGTTCGCCGCACGTCGGAGGTCCGCACTGTGGAAGCGGGCGCCAGGCTCGCCCGCGAGGAACACCGCCGTCAACCTGCGCATTTCTCGGGCACTCCGCATGGCTCGATTCTAGACCTCGTCGTCGTGTTCTAGCGGTTCCGGAGGAAAGCGGAACCGGGCCGAGCGATATCCGGCACCCGGATGGGTCGGCCCGGTCGGCTGTTTCGGCGGATGACTTCCCGCGCTGCCGAAGGCTGTGTTTCCGGGCTGGCCTCCGACAAGGCAGCTACGCCGGTCGCGCCGTCGTTTCTTGGGCACGCTTTCTCCTAGTCCGGGGGCGGGTACTTCGGTGCTGGAGGCCGGTTCGGCGGGCGGTTGTCTTTGGGTTCCGTGGGACGGTCCTTGCCCGGTCCCGGTTGCGAAGGGCCCGGCCCCGCCGGGTTCCGTGGCTTCGCCATCGGCTTACCCCTCGTCCTCGTCGTCGGACTTGTTCTTGGTGGGGGCGGGAGGCGTCAGGTCCGGCCCGTCATCGGGGGCGTACTTGGTCTCGTGGGCGCCGAGGTCCATCCAGATTGGTGGCATGGCTCAGTCCTCGTCGCTGTCGGACTTGACGGGGTCCGACTTGACGGGGTCGGGTAGGTCGTAGTCCTCGTCATCGCCGTGGTTCCACCAACGCATCGCGCGCGCCATTCGTCCGGCCTTTCTGGTAGTTGATTGGCGCCGGGGCCGGGCCGGTCGCGGTGAACGTCCCGGCCCCGGCTCCATCAGCGGGCACGCCGCCGATGGTTTGGTGGCCGGGGGCGGGATACGGCCACCCCCGGCGCCCGTCGCGGGTCCATTTCCCAGACACGACGGGTGGAACCGGGAGTCACCGCGCCAGCGGTCCCGGTTGTCCGCCGTCCCGTTGCAGCAGGACGACGGGGTTTTGGAACCTGGTCGGCGCGTAGGGGAGGAACCCTCACGCCGACCAGGCGGCCCGGCACCGCGCGGGTAAGAGGGGCGCGGCGCCGGGCGGACTATGGAGGTGTCTCGCGGGGCGCCTCGATGCCGAACAGGTCGGTAGGTTCTTCCTGGCCGTCAAGTTCGCTCGCACGTCGAGCGAGCGCCGCACCGATCTTCACGAGATCTCGGCCGAGCCGTCGAAGCCCTGCCGCGTAGTGCTCGTTCGAGGTCTGCAAGGTCAGAAGGTCGATCGTGACTTTGCCGATTTCGGTATTGACCCGCGCCAGACCGGCGAGAAGGTCGCGGTCAGGCTTGTCCACGGCGCACCTCTTCACCGCGTGCTACCGCGTTCGCATCGAGTAGCAGGCCGCCGCACCTGGCGCATCGAATAGCCGCCGACGGCGCCGCGATCCGCTCGGCACCTATCGCGGTCCGCTCGTGCCCGAGCGGGTCTTGGCGCACTTCCTCGCACCACGCGAGCAACATCGGAGGCCAGTAGAGATCAGGGGACAGCAGCGCGCGGCGATACAAGTGCGCCTCGCTCCCGGCGAATACGCGCCATTCGTATCCGGCCGCCGCCGACACCGACGCTTGCCGCTGTTGCGGGGCACATGGCCGGTGGGTTGTGCCCGGTCGGCTGAACCGGCGCCGCACCATCAGGGGATGCCTCATGACGCACGCTCGGTCTCGCGACGCACAGGGACGGTGGGGTCGTCGCGAACCTGGCTGAGGTGCACGGGCAGTAATTCGCGCTGCGCGGCGACGAGAATCACCGGCGCCGGGTTGCGGCTGATTTCGAGGGCGTAGGGGAATTGGTCCGCGTCGTTCTGGATGACGCCGACCGAGATCAGGGGCGGCCTGCCCTCGATGTCAGTGAGTTGCCGCGGTCGCCGGACTCGCCAATTCCGTGTCGTCACGCAGTGAACGCTAGGAGTGATCAACTCATGCGAGAGGGGCTATCTCACCCCGTCGTCAGGGGGGACAGATTGTCCCCCCTAACGAAGAGGTCAGACCGTGACCCCGAGCCGGGCGGCGAGCGCGCGGGCGTCTTTCTGGACCAACCGGCCGCCGGACGTGACCAGCTCGCCCGCCAGGCCGCGGGCGAGAGGGTGGGACTGCATGGATTCGGTGCTCACGGAGGCCGCGCGTTCGAGCACGTGAAGCGTGCTCATCCAGTCGCCGCGCTGACGGTATGCGCGGGCCGTTTCGAGCCACAGGCGGGCACGGCGATCGAGCGATGGAACGTCGTCGGGATCAAGGTGCGCCATGTGGTCGAGCGCGCTTCCCGCTCGGCGTAGCTCGACCTGAACCGAAACGGCGGTGAAAGCGCTGTTCGCCACCCCGTACAGCGTCCACGGGTGCGTGTATCCCGCCGGTAGCTTCCCGGCCATCCGAGTGGCGTCGTCGAGGCGTCGCAACGCGTCGCCCTCGCGCCCGATCTTCGCGAGGCTGATTGAAGCGTGAAGCCGGGACGCGCCCCACAAGGCGCGCTCGGCGTCCGTACCCGAGTCCAGACGGGAGGAGAGCAGGGACGCACCGTCGTCGGCAAGCTTTACGGCTTCTTCCTCACGGCCGGTCGAGCGCCAGACGTTGCCGAGCACCCACGCCGCGGCCGTGAGCGCAATGGGTTGGTCGGCCTGCTCGGCGGCGTCCATGCAGCGATCCGCGGCTAGCCGGAGCAAGGCGCCATCGGCGACCCATGCAAGCACCTGTTCGGACAGGGCATAGGCGCCGGAGAGTGCCGCGTACGCGTCTCGCCGGTCCGGCCCGTCGAGAACGCGAACGGCTCGCCGTCCCTCGCGGATGAGCTGCGCAAGCGCCGACCCAGTCTCGGCCCGCGGTGTCGGCGAGTCATGCCAGCGCCGCCACAGTTCGTCCGTGCGCTCGATCAACTGGGCGGCAACTGGCTCGGGGCCGTCAGGGAGCACGAGAAAGGCCGACTCGATGGCGTCCCGGAGATCTTCGACAACGGGGTGGCCGTTTCGGTGCCCGATACCCATCGGGAGTGCGGCACCGCCGGTCAGCTCGGAGAGGTCCCGGCATCCGAGGATTTCAGCAATCTGAATCAGCTTGTCGACCTGGGGCGGCTTGCGCTCGCCCTTCTCGATCTTCTTGAGCCAATCGGCGCTATGGCCGAGCAGACCGGCGACGACCGCACGCGACTTGCCGGTGCGGGTGCGGATGGTCTGGATTCGTTCGCCGGTCGAGAGACCGGCCAGTTCATCGGTCATCGTGCCCTACCTTCGCGGGTAGACCTCCCCGCGTGCCCCCGGCCCGTCGACCGGGGGCGTTCACCCGCGAAGAGGTGCACGACCAGGCTACCCGGCGGGCATTCCACCGGTCGAGAAACAGCCCTGGTCGCACAGCGTCAGTACGCCCATTCCCATCCCGAACCGTTCGAGAAACCACGGGCGAGCAGCAGCGCACCGGACTTGTCCTCGACTTCAATTTCGATCTGTCCCGTGTAGCGGCTGTTCGGCGCGTAGTTCATGGGCAGGTGCTTCGGCGAGCCCACGCACATGCCGATGGAACCCGAGTGCGTCGTGCCCCCGGCATCACGGGTCTGGAACTTGAGAGGGTTGATGGTGGCGGCAATGTCGAGACTGGCCGAGTCGTCGGGGAAGGCGAGCGTTTCCACGGTGACATCGACGAGCAGCGTGTGCTTTCCGGCGTCCCGCTTCATGTACTGCGAGCACTTCGGGTCAACGGCGATCTTGGTCAGCGCGAAACGGACGAACGGGTCTCGGCCGCCGTTAGGCCCCCACGACGCTTGCTCGCCAATCTTGAGCTGTTGGAAGCCCGAATCGGTGCGTTGGTCGGCACCCGTGCCCGAGGTTTCGGCCGGCGCCGCCGCGTTCGCGTTGTCCGTGTTCGAGACGCCGGATCGTGGCGCGGGGCTGACGGCGACGGCGAGTACCAGAATGGCGACGACTCCGAGAAACAACACACCGCCACCGACGAGAAACCACGGCCAGATCGGGCGTTTCTTTGGCGGCATGGGCTGTTGCTGCGGGTACGGGGTGCCGTATGGGTTCGTCATCGTGGTGGCCTCTCGCAAGCAAGATCGGGGTGCCTACCTAGATCCTGTTGATCAAGGTCGGTGTTACACCCCGCCGCGTGCTCAACGCGCACACGTTCGCAGCGCGCGCACCCCGGCCATCTCGGCGATCAGAAGACTGGCGAGAACGATCGTGATCCGTACGGCAATCATCGGGAATTTCCCTTGTGTAACG